CTCGGTGGTTGTTTAATGAATGTACTTAAATGTTCTATATCAAAAGTTACTGTTGTTCCAATAGGGAGTGCTGGACTAATAGTGATATTAAATGTATTTGTTGGTGCATATTGTATATTTAATGTTAAAGTGTATGTTACTGGTGATGGCGATGGTGCTAATGTTATTTGTTGACTACTTATTGTACCTACGGAATCTTTTATAAACGCAGAATAGTTACCACCACATAAATTTTGGAAAACTGGTGTTGATTGGTATGTAACACCTCCATTTATTGAATATTGATAAGGTGGTGTTCCACCTTGTGCTGCAACCGTAATAGAACCATTACATTGACAAGTTGGGTCATTTTTATTTACATTTATTTGTAAAGAATTGGTATTAGTACAATTACCTTCAGTAAATAAAACACTATTTACAATTGTATTTGGTGTATTTACACCAACTAATTGCCAATTTGTTAATGGTAGTGGATCTCCAGTTGATGGATTTGTATATGAATTATTTGTTATATAACCACTTGTAAGTCCAGATACAATCCAAGAATTTATTGTATCGGCACTCCAATAAATTAATAGATTTTGTGATGATGCTGACCAACTTGGATACCCATTGTAAAAACCAGAATATGTAAATTGTGTTAATGTGGTATTAGTTGTTTGGAACCCATACTTTAAATTAGTGATATTAAGTGATAAACAATAATCACTATATACTTTTTGAGTTGTTGTTTCTGGAATTGTTGTAGTTGTCGTTGTAATTCCAGTTAAAACACAAGTTGTTGTTGCTGTAAAATCACCATAATAATCAACAACAGTTGCTGTATATTCTCCGGCACCAAGATTAAATTTTGCTGGTGCAACACTACCATCGTCCCACAATATTGTAAATGGTGGAGTTCCTCCAGTTATTCCAAGTCCAACAACACCATCATATGAATCTGAAAAAGTAGGTTGTATTGTAAAACAATTAACACCCATTGGGAATATAGTAATTGGGTCGCACTCATTTTTTGGCTGAATGGGTACATCCGGTCTTGGTTGTGATGTTGTTGTTGTGGTTGTTATACTATATAAACTCATTTTATTTATTTAATAAATAATCATTTATTTGTTTTTTTCTATAAATGATTTCATAACATCTATATATTTTATTGTTGTACTACCTTTATCAACATAATCAAAATGATTTGGGTCTTCTTTTAATTTTTCTATTGGGTCAACATTTATGTAATCGCCTTTATAAAATTTTGTATTTTTAAGATTATCAGTTACTCCGGCCATATGTAAAATTGGGTTTTTATCATATATTACAACTGGATCTGTAGCCCAAGAAAAACTTAATTCATTTGTTATTTTTGTTTCAAAACCAAATAACCATAAGTTCCAAAGTAGTGCCCACATTTCAGCAGTCCAAAACTGTATTTGTCCAGGATTGATTGGAAATCTTTTTTGGTAATTCAACATTTGATTATATAGTGGTGTTGAGTCTTTATATATCTTATCCCAAAGTTCAAATGTCGTATTTTTTAATATATACTGGCCGCCTCCGGAATTTTCTTGATTGTTTTTTATTAAATTTATATCAATACCAACAACATCAGCCATTTCTTGTAATAGTTGTCCTTTTTGTGAATTTGTATGTTGTTGTTCATACCTATTACAACAATCAATAATGTATTTATATCCAATATAACTTTTTGTGTCTGATAAATAATTTATATCATCATCTAATAATATTTCAAAGTTTGGTAATCTTGAGAAGATTATGTCAGCATCGTGTAAGAAAAAACATTTTCCATATTCCGGATTATTTTCTAACCATTTTGAGATTAAATATGGTTTTATACTTGGGATATATGTTTTTTTATTTCTTAAATCTTCAAAAAAATGGACATTTATTCCATATTCTTTTAATTTTTCAGCATCTAATGATGGTTGTTTTTGTCCATTACATAGGCCAAATATCACATGTATTTGATTTGGGTTAATCCCATTTTCAATAAAATTATGAACATATAGTTTAACTTGCCAATGAAAATATGAAACATCAGGTTGTGCCGTTACAAATATAATATCTTTCATATTAAAAATATATGAAAGAATAAACTTTATTAAATATTTTGTTTATTAATTAAGAACAGACAATGAATTCTTCGTAATCACAATTTACACAATTTGACAGTCTAATTAATACCGATGAGTAAGTTTCAAATATTGGTGGTAATTGAATTGTTATTGTTGGCGGTATTGAATTATTTATTGTTGCGATTAAAATACAATTATTCCCATAATAGTCACAACAATAAACATCAAAAGGTACTGTCATTCCTGTAACACCACTAAAACTAATTTCTGTCATATTAAATAGGTCCTCCGTCAGTTATTGTCCAGTTATTAGGTCCTGTAGTTAACACACCTCTAGCCGTTGCCGCAGCACTTGGTGCTATTGAATATTGTGAATTACCGGCACTAAATATCACATTTGGTTGTACAGAAGGTAATGTTGCCCAACCAACTAAAAGTGCATTATAATTTGTTGTTGTTAATGTAACATTACTAAACATATTTGCCATACTTGTTACATTTGATATATCCCAAGAACCAAGGTTTTGTTCAAACTGTATTGCTTGATTAAACATACTTGACATATTTGTAACATTTGAGACATCCCAAGAACTAATGTTTTGATTAAATAATTGAGCGTTATAGAACATACCTTGCATATTTGTAACAGAAGATGTATCCCAAGAACCAATTGGTTGATTAAAGTTAATACAACTAACAAATAATTGACCCATATTAGTAACAGATGATGTATTCCAATTATCAATTAATGGATTTCCACCATTATTAAAGTTTTGACATGCGGCGAACATAGCACTAATATCAGTTGCACTTGACATATCCCAATTTGATAGATTACTATCAAATAAAACATCTTTTGTAAACATATTATTAAAATCTGTAACAGATGTTGTAACCCAAAGATTTGAATTATTAATTGTTGTTAGGTCTGAACAAGAACCAAATGTATTTCTTAACGTTAATTGACCGGTTAAGTCTGGTACGTCAACAACAGTATTTAAAGTTAAATTACCACAACCATTGAAGTGGCCACTGTAAGTATTGCCAAGTTTTAATTGACCCCATTTTTCAACAGTTAATATATTTCTACTATATGCAGAATCAAAACTAAACGACCAACCATCAATAGTACCAAATATTTCAACGGTATATACACCAGGTGTTGCATATGTATGTAATTTTTGTGGACTATTCCAAGAATTAATTGTATTAAATGTTCCATCACCCCAATAAACAGTAAAATTATAATTCCCAGTATCAACTAATGGTAATCTAATTTTAAACCCACTAAATGTTGTCCAAGTTGTAATAAATGATGGAATTACAGATGGTGTTGGAGTAACAGTAGGGGTAACCGTAGGAGTAACCGTAGGTGTAACTGTCATCGTAGGTGTAACCGTAGGTGTAACTGTCATCGTAGGTGTAATTGTAGGCGTAACGGTTGGTGTTGGTGTTGGTGGTAAACCACAATAAACACAAGAAATATCATAATCAATTAAAAGATTTATTTTAACCTCAGCATCTGATAATGTATTAAAGTTTGTTGGTTTACAATTTTTATTAGTATCAGTACAATTATTTATAATTTTTACTGTATTTTTTTCTAAATCAAATTCTACACCGCCAACATCTGGATATTGTAAAAGTAAATCCTCCAAAACTAATACCCATTCTTCGTCGGTTGGGTAGTCAGTTAGTCCAAAAGATGTATAAAATGTGGTTTCTTTAATAACACCATCAACAGAAACTTGTGCTGTAAATGTTGCACTATTTAATTCACAATTTGTATCATCAAATGTTAAATCATAATAACCCTCATTTAACATTTGTAACATACCTCGTCTACCAATAATACCGGTATTTTGGAAGTTTTGACTACAAATTGTAAAAGATTGTGAACCATAAATAAGTTCAGTTCCAGTTAGTGTTACTGTTTTTGTTAAAACACATCCTTGATTATCAATTACTGTAAGTGTATATGTCCCAGCTGTTAAACCAGTTACATTTGGTGTTGTTTGTCCATTTACATTTGAACTCCAATTATATGTGAACGGTGGATTTCCACTTGATATTAGTGTTTGAATTTCGCCATCATTACCATTAAATGTTGGTATTGTATATAAATCATAGTAAAGGTTCAATGAACTTGCTATTGTAAATCCAACTGATTGTGTACAACCATTAATGTCGAAAACGGTTGCAATATAATTTCCTGGTGATAAATTAATAAATGTTGGTGTATTTTGTATTGGTTGACCGGTTATTTGGTATGAATATGGTGTTGTACCACCGGTTGATGCCAATATTGTGACGCTTCCATTATTTAAACCACAACTTGTATCAGTTGTAACGGCTGTTATTGTAAATAAATCTGTATTTGATATTGTAATTGTTGTAGTATAAACACAAGGTGAACCATTAGATATTTCAAGTGTATAAGTATCAGATGGTAGTCCATTAAAAACGGCAGTTGATAAGTTTGTAAAAGTCTGAACAAGATTACCTAAAGAATCTAATAAATTAAAAACAAACGAACCGCTTGGTGATCCAGCATTTACAGAAGCAGTTATTGTTCCATTATTATTTGAACAAGTAGAATTTGTTGATGTTATTGAGGCAATTGTAAATGCATTTGGGTTTAATAAAAGTATGGAACTAATGTCAGTACAAAGCCCAGCATCTTGGACAAAGACTGTTAATAATCCATGGCCTAAATTTGTAAATGTATATGATGGTGTAAATGTTACTAATGAGTCACCATTTGACCCTGAAAAGAAGTATGGTCCAGTACCACCGGCCACATTGACAATTACTTGACCATCATTATTAAAACAAGTCGGTTGAGTAGGTATTATAGATGTGATTGTTATACCTGGAATTGTATTAATTGTTGTCCCAAGTGATGTTGTACAACCATTACTATCAGTAACAGTAACAGTATAAGCATTACTTGTTAATCCGGTTATAAAGTCTGTTGTTTCACCATTTGACCATAAATAAGTATATGGTGGAGTTCCAGTAATACCGGTAATATAAATTTTACCATTATTTACAACACCATTACAACTATTATTATCAATAACGTAAAACCCAAAATTTAAAGGTGTTGATGAATATATTATACAACTTTCACTCCTACCAGTACAACCACCACCATCGTCACCAATGACATAATATGTATCAGCAGATAAACTTAATGGGAATGTAAATGTATTTGTAGAAGTTGTCGCACTTTCAATAAAATTATCATTAATATCGTAAAGAAATGCAGTACCTTGACCATAAAATGTGGTAAATGTAACATCAAGAGTTCCATTATCTAAACCACATGTTGTTCCTGTTGTATCAATTGACACACAAGTACCTGATGAGATATTAATATCAATGTAGTTTATTGATGGTCCAGGAACCAAACAAAAATCTTCAACGGCTAGTGTATAATTACCAGCTGGTAAATTATCAACAAAATAATTAAGTGTTGCCGCTGATGTTGGGAACAAACCACTTGTTGTAACTTCATAAACTGTATATGGTGGTGCCGTACTCCCGGTAAATTCAAGATATATCGCACCAAGTGAACTATTAGTACAGTCACCAGTTATTGATAAAGTATATTGTATTGTTCCACAACTCATTGATTACATAATATATTAAAGTTTATTGATGCGTTAATTTCAAATGTTTGTAATATGTTTAACGGAATACAATTACTATTATATACTGTTATAACACCATTATCATTTAAAAAGTAACTTAACCCATAATTTTGTAAATCCACTAAAGCTAGAATAACACCTTCAATCCATTGTGATATTGTTGGTGCGCTTATATTTCCATTATTAAGACCATAACCTTGGAAATATAAATAATTGATAATTGTATTACCATTAAATTTAACATTAACATACCAGTTTGATTGTATTGTATTTGTTAGACAATTATTTATTGGTATATTATTATTTTGTTTTAAATAATTTGCAACAGTATTAACTAACACATTATTAAATGATTGTGTTGTTGTTGAACCATTAAACCCTTTTAAATTACATTCAATTGATTGTATTGGACAGTCATATGCAAATATTTGACCCACCAAGTAACAAGGTTTACAAGGTACTGGAATAATCTGACAACCTCTTTGTCTTCTCCACACAAATTTTTGGCGATGGAATATTGAGTTTTCATATTTAACTCCGGTATTCCAAATGGTTGTTGCCGGAATCATTTGTTCAATCAATCTAACCCAATAGTCACCCATTCCATTTACATAATCAATCATAGTTTGATATGTGAAATTATCATTTGGGATATTTATTGCTTGTTCAGACTCCAAATATCTCCAATAAATTGATTGTAGGGTTGGGTAACCACCTGTTTTACCATCAGTTATAAATTGCCTATTTCTTACATTTATTGTATTTTGCCAAAATGTTTGTGCAAACTCAAAAAATGTTTTTTGTTTTGGTTTTGGTACAATCTCGGTCCAGTCAATACCACCTCTTTGTGGATATGGGGTATTTGGATTTGGGTTACAATATGTTGGTTCAACATAATTTAGACCTTGTTCTGGTATTGGGTAATTATAAGTTCTTGACATACTCCAAACATCATAAGCTAATCCTTGTGCTGGGTTCATAAAAATATCAACATTCTTAACGTTGAGTACTAATCTATCATCACCAATCGTGTATCTTGCGTTAAAATTACCATCTGAACTTTGTCTATTTACATCGTTTGTGTCAATCCAACTTTTTTTATTGTCAGTAACTCTTCTTAATCTAAAACCAATATCCATATATGGGAAATTAATATATCTTTGTAAATATTGTTCACCATAATTAAAAGGTTGTAATACTGTTTGATATGTTGGGTTTGCACCAGTAAATACACTATTAGTTAAATCAACTTGCTCTGGCATCCTATGTTGTGGTGTTGATTCAAACCAACCACCACCTATCTGGAAATAATAAGATTCTGATGGTTCAACCATAGCTGGGTAACCATTTTCATCAATTGGGTAGTCAGCAATAGTTGTTGCAACATCCTGTATTATAGTTTGTGTTGTAATTCCAGTGTATTGTACCCCCATTATTGAATATATGTCATTAGTATCTAATACGGGTAATTCTTGTGAATATGTTCCACCGGAAATTTGAGCATATTGTGTATCAAATTGATTAATATTTATTTTTTGATCCGCTAAATATACATATTCATTAAATTCAACCAAGGCCTCTGGTGCTCCAATTAGTCTTAATAAAATTTCTATTGATTTTCTGGTTCCTTTTGATTTAAATAGATATGCCGAGTTTAATATTAAATTTCTGTAGTACTGATAATTTATTTCTTCTGGTGTCATTCCTTTTGATACACCACTAAAATTACTTTCACTTGTTGAGAACACAGAACTTAATAGTTCTTCGTTTGATATTGGTGAAATATTTATATTCCAACCCAATGTTTGTGCTAAATTTTTTAATAATTGTGATGGTATATCATTTTTAACATTATATTTTACAGAATTTATTGTTGATAATGCATCAATAAATTGTTTTGTTTGGTCAAAACTTCTACCATATATTTGTAATACTTTTTCAACTTTTTGATCTGGAGTATCAAACTCTTTAATAGCACCGGTTGTTAAAAACCTTGAAATTAAATTTGTTTGGTATGTGTCTAGGTTTTCTGCAATTGAGTTTATCTGGTCAAGATAATTTGTAAATCTAACAGTTCTAATATCAAGATTCCAAAAATTAGAATCTAATGGGAAATTAACAGTTTCTTTAGCAATATAATATGTTCCATTATCAGTTTCTCTTGGAACCTGGAAAATTGCCGTATATATTGGTGAAATTTGTCTATTTAATAAAAAATTTTCTACCGTATCAAAATCTTCATTAAAAACTTTATTTGTATAAAAATCATTTGGTCTTATTAATAAAGTTTGATAAGTTACTCCATCAGCACTAAACGGTTTACCTTGAACTACAATACTTAAAACTTGACTTGTATTATCTGTTGGTGTTATAAAGTTTAAAGGATAGCTTTCATTACCAATGAATAACGAATATTTTTGAAATTGGTTTGTTAGATTTCTTAATGGTGATATTTGTATCTCTGATGCTTGGAAATTAACGTTTGCTCTTGTTGTATAATCAATTCCAAAAGGGTTCCTAATTGAGGAAAGTAAAATTTCAAAAGACGTTTCATCCTCAACCGGATTGTAAACAATATTTTGTGCTGTTTGTTGTTGTAAATAATTCTGTGTTGTTTCATAAATTTCAAGTCCAGCTGGAAAATAATTTATAATCTTTGATACTGAAACAGAAAAACGTTTAACTAATGATCCGTATAATGTGAAATTTGTTACTTGTGATAAATCATAGTTTGGGTAAACAGTAAAATTTTTTTCAATTATTGTTTTTGTTTCAACAATTGAGTCAATTCCAATTGATTCCAAATTTATTGGGTCAGAAAATGCTCCAATTGAGAATGTCCTATTTTGTTTTTCAGTTATAGCTGTTGTGAACTCAAAATTTCCCTGAGTAAAACCTCCCCCATCAACCAATTGTAATCCAACAAGGTTGTCTGAAAATGTTCCAGCTCCAGAGGCTGATTGTGGTGGACAAGTATATTTTTTAACTGCCATTATCCTGTTATGTTATTAAAAGCTTTGCTAAAATCAATGTTATTACCTCTATCTTGTCTAACTTCATAAAGAAGTTCATTAAATTGGTCTCTAATTTCGTATAAGTTGTATTGTTTATAGATATTATTACCACTATCATAAATTGTGTAAACTCCATCATCAATAGACTTGGTTTGATTTCCATAAAGAGCAATTGCTAATGTAGAAATGTCGTGTTCAGCAATTTCTATTTCCGTTGTTATTGGGTTAAAGAAAGTGTTAGTAATAATAATACTTTGGTCCGGTTGTCCAATAAATGGTGTTGCATTTGGTTTATTTGTTGGTGCTGATGATGGTGATAATGTACAAAACATTAAATTTGTTGTACCATCAACATATCTATATCTAATTGATTTTTGTAATGTATTTGTAAGGTTTTGATATACCGGTTCACAATAAAATGATGAGGTTACAATTCTAAAAAAGTTTGGGATTTTTGTTCCATCACTATTTAGATATTCAACTCTAAATCCAATCAAACCTTGATTTACAAACTTATTTCTATATTCGGAAGGAACATTATTTAAATCAATAATAATACCTTTAACATTTGGGAGTGCTGATAAAACACCACAATCTGTAATTGTTGTTCTGATTTCAGCAGGTCTAATATAAAGTGTATATATTCCGAGTTTATTGAATTGGTCAACTGGAAGTCTTAAATTATATAATCCCCCAAGTATTTCAACATTTGCATTACCACCAGTATTTGCGTTATGAAAATATGGTCTTAAAATATTTTTAGCGTCTAACTTTGTTAGAGTAAAATTATCAGTATCATCTCTTGATGGTGTATAATTTAAAAGTATTTCAACATCATCAGGACTAACGTCAGAGGGTCTTATTGTTCCGTAAGTTCCAGTAGCCACAGTTTATTATTTTTATTTTTTATTGTCTTCAAATTATAAATACTTAAAATCATTGTTTTTCAACCTTGAAATATCCATATCCATACTTTTCTAAATCTCCGATATTGTCCACTTCACCAAGTCTTTCTATTTGTTCAAGGCCGGTTATTTTACCTCTTTCGATAAAGATGTTTGTCTGAACTTCTGGTTCGTCAATTACATTTAGGTATGCTTCATTTTTTGTAAGTGCTGATAATATTAAATCATTTTGTGTAAATCCAGATGATTCCATAACATAAAGCGTAAAACCATCTTCATAATCATAATAATCAATTTCATTTATTGTATAGGCCGTATATATATTTGTGATATCTGGACCCCAAAATGTTCCAATAGTACCGGTTGATCCTGTTACTTGAACGCCAGGTTTAAATTTTCCGGCAAACAAATTTTGTTTTGGTCCATATTGCGCTAAATCATTTACTGTTGATTGTGTATATCCAGTTATTATAAATGGAACATTTGTATAATTAAAACTATAAAATGCGTTTATATCTGTATTTGAGTCACCAGAAAAAATGTAATCATAATTAAACAAAGTTGAGGACCAACTACCTCCAGCTGGAGTAAAAAAAGCAGTTCCGTTTGGATTTGTTATTGGTACATTTGTGAATGGAACTGTAATTGTTTTAACAACAGTAGAAATACCCCAAGGTGATGTTGCTTTTAGTGTTATGTTATAATCACCGTCATTCACATAATTATGTGTTAATGGTGCGGTTCCACTTATTTGTTGTGTTGGTGAAAAATCACCCCAGTCAACAACATATGTGACCAAGGATAGAAATTTCTTTAATTCCAGTTCGGATGTATTATAGACCGAAAATGTATATGGTGATAGTATAGTTGATTCAAATAAAAAATTATTTATCACTTCTTTTTGTAAAATTGCTCCATCAAATAAAGAATAATATCCAATATCAACAGCTGTTTGTGTAAATAGCAGTGGAATTGTAAGTCCGGTTAACACAGATTCACCGTTTGTTCCACCACTTAAAAGTTGTGTAATACCAGTGTAATATCCGGTTACACCAGTATATGTTTCAACTGTTATTCCCGTAATAGGACAACAAGGATCAACATCATAAAATGTTTCAGTACCGGCCGTATATTTAACCTGGACAATATCACTTTTAATGTTTTCTGGTGAAATTTTAAAATAATATATTTGTGCTTCCATTATTAAGGGTCAATGTATTCATACCACATTAGAGGTGAAGTGAGACTACCAATTCTTTGATTGGTTGTTGTGTCAAAAACTTCATAGGTTTTAGTTTGGTAATCTAAAACCACCTTATAATAAAAATATTTTGAAGTATCAAAATTAAATACGTTTGGTGTTATATTTGGTTGTGGTGTGTTTGTCATTTGTTTATATAAACCGTCTTTACCATTGAAGAATTTAGCTTTCATATAAAATTCAGTTAAGTTAATGTAATCTCTTTTTCTTAACCAATAAATGTAATAACCTTCTTTATCACCGATACAATCTAAAATCATATCTGGTATTTTAACGTCTACATTACCAATTATTGTGTTTAATGTAACGTTTTGTGTTAATCCTTGTTGAATTGGTAAAATTATTGTAAAGTACAATGTTTGTGTTTTTTCATCTTGAGTATCATAAAAATCAAGTTTGAAAAAAGACTTTGTAAATGGTTTTGTAAAATAATATAATTCTGTGTCCAAAAATCCTTCTGGTGTGTAATCTACAACCCAATTTGCTGGTGTTGCGTTTATAATAGGAACTGTATTATTAAAAAAATGAAATTTATAATTTATTTCGGTATTTCCATTTAAAAATTCTTTATGTGAGAATCTAACAATCTCAAAATCACCTGGTATACCAATTACCTCTCTAACCATTTCTTCTTGATATTCTTCAACGCTATCAGTTCTGCCGCCAAAATCCCATTTCATCTCAATAGGAATATTGATAAACTTGTCGTCAATTGGTAATTGTATTTTTATTTTATTCACATCCATCTATTATAGGTTCAGCAATTTCGGTTATATTTTGAACACCAGTTCCTTCTGGTGTTATTCTAAAAATTGTATTTACATATGGATAGTGTTTTCCATTTGTAAATGGATAATTAACACCCAAACCATTTTGGTCAACATACCCATATTCATATATATCTCTCCATCTAAATCCATTTGATAAATTGGAGTAGTAAGCGTAACTTGGTACGTCAGCCACATTTTCATAAATTGATTCTTCAATATAATCAGAATAAACTCTTAATGTTATTGGGTTATGTGGTTTATAATAATATCCAAATTGATTTGTTTGTAATGCTGTTGTTGCTGAAAGTGAAAACCACTGTGGATTATAAGTTATTTTATGATTATATCTTGATATTACTCTTTCTTTTTGATCGTAATCATTCCATTCACAAAAATCACCATCTAATGTATCGTCAATACTTAAATTATCATTATAATAGAATGGACCTTGTGGTGGTAATGTATTTGAGTTAAATTGTAGTTGTGGGATGTTAAATAAGTTAGTCGGATTTGAGTCCTGCCACCAAGGACTTGGTAAATCCAAATAAAGTGGTAAATTAAAATCCCAACCTTGTTTTGTATTTTTTGTCCAACCAAATGAACCTTTCCATATTGTTGTAAAAAATAATTCAGAAACCGGTCTTTTTTGATTATCAAGTAATGGTTGTAAATCAATATCAGTATTAAATGTTAAAGTATATGATTGACTACCTTCTTTAACAGATGATCTTGCCGTATTATTTGGTGTTAAAACAGCTTTCTCAAATTTTGAGACACTCCCATATATATTTTGTTCAAAACCCGCTTTTACTAAAACAGCGTCTTCAACATTTGTTAGTATTTTGTGTTTTCTAACGTAATACTCTGATGTTGTTTCTTCTTTATTAAAAACATTTATAACTCTCTTAAATGTTCCAGTAACGTTCTGATTAAATGTTGTTCCTAAATACCCAACATTATCAATATTAAAAATATATTCATCACTACCAAAACCAGAATTACCGAGACTTGAGATTTGGAAGTATTCTTCACCATTATAATTTATTGATAATTTAACAAATTCACCAACACTTAAACCATGTTTTATTGGTGATTTAAATGATATTATTGTTGAGTTATTATTACTACCAACTAAAATAAAAAATGGTAATCCATCTTGTGCAACCCAAGTCCAAGACGCATTTGATACAGAATCGGCAAGATATAATTGTTTATTAAAATCATTTTCATATGCATAACTAAGATAATGAGTCCAATTATAAGTTGGTGCGTTCTTATTTAAAAAATTAATATGATTATTTAGTGGTTGTGTATAACCAGGTACGTTATTATCGGTTCTTATAAAATCAAATTCAAAATATTGTGGGTATCCATCCCAAGCAGATGAATTACTTACTGTATTTGATATTGCATTACTATAGTATAGATTATTTTTAAATGGTACATAACTTGTTTTTCCAACATATTCATTTTTAAATAATAATGTAAATTTTGTTGTTGGTCTAAAAATTGTAGATTTTTGTCTTTCTTCTGAATATACCTGTTCCAAACTTATATCAACATTCCTATCAAACTCAACCAACTCTTCTTGTGTTTGAGTTAAAGGAACGTTTAGTGAATAGTTTGTTTCTGGTGCTGATTTATACCTTGCACTACCTTTAATAAATATTGTTGTTTCGTCTATCATGCGTCAGGATTAAAAATATAAAGTTTAACAAATTTATCTATTGCTGTTTTACCATTGTTTAAACCAAAATAGAAATGATTTGGTGCTCCGACAATGATTGAATTACCTAAGGCTGTAACTGATGCATCAGCAACAGCGTCTGGGTTACCGGCTGTAAATTTTGTAATATAACCTCTTTGTGTTGTTGTGAAGTTAGATGACTGGAAATACGGATCAACATTATAATCTAAATCTTGGTACCCTTTTGTAAAAAACCCACCTGTTATTGTCACATCTGTATCCCAGTTATTATTTTCATTACCAAAAATATAAGCGGATTGATTTTCTAATTTCCATCTATAATTTGGGACATCTTGTGTTTTAGGATAACCGTATTGATAAAAAACTGGTGGTGTCAAACTATAATACTCATAACCAGGTGTTAATCTTCTTCTGTAGATATATTCTAAATCATCTGTTTCAAAAAATACACCAAAAACAGGTCTAGGGTATCCATCACCAGATTGTAAATCTTCACCAAAGAAAATACTATTTGGGTTTGGGTAATTTTCAACAAGGAATGGACTTATTTTCCATTCTGAATTTATTGATAACATTTGTGCAAAATCACCATCAATTCTATCACCTTCTCTTGTACTATTAAAGAATTGGATTATACCCTTACCTTCAGTATTTCCACCAGATGGATTTGTAATTGGTATAATGGCCTGTCTAAATCTGTCATTTAATAATCTAGAAAGGAAACCAAGTTGGATAATACTTGAGTTGTCCTGGTATGATGTTGATTTAAACTGATCAACAGAGTATCCATTAAAGTTGTCGTTATTACATATTTCACTAATAAAAGCTTCTCTTGGTCCCATATCCGTAATTGTTGTTGGGAACTGGATTTGTTTTGTGTTATACCCAACACCTGGGTATCCGTTTAATAAAAATGTTGGTATACCGCTTGTTGATGGTGGATTTTTACCAATAAATTTAGTTCCATCCCAAGGTGAGGATCTATAATAAAAATTATTCTCCAAATCATTAAATACTATAACATCTTCACAATATGAATATTGTGGTGTTGTATCTAAAAAGTTGCTATAAATGGCTGTTTTATTAAAATTAAACATATATAAAACACCATTAATCCAGTTATTTTGGAAAACTTGTGCAAACACACCACGACATGCTGCAAATGTTATTGTAAATCTTGTTTTCCACTCTAAAAATAATCTAACATCATCATCTACTTGGAACAAATATTGTTTATTTAATAAACAATAACAACCTTGTACAACTCTATCTGATGGTATTGAGCAGTTTGGGTTAATTGTTACGTTTGTTCCGGTACCCTGATAACATTCCAATGGTACATATTTTTCACATGTTAATGTATCCAAAATAGAACTACTCAAATCAGAGTCAATATTCTCACCTGCTGGTAAATCAGATGCAATACCTATTGTTGGTGATGCCTGTTGACCACAAGCGGAATAATAAGTAAAATTATTATTTTGATGTAAAGCATATGATGTTGTATTTTCAACACCAAATTCAACTTTTGTTGATGTTGGTAATCTATCACTTCTCATTACAATTTTATTTTTGTTTGAGAAGTTTATAGGTGCTAATGATTGTCTAATATAAGATGGTGAATAACAACCGTAAAGTTTAGGATTTCCTTGTTGCGCTGGGTATCCAATTTGTAATTTACCTTCAGCACCTATGTCTGGGGTGTCACTTTGGAATCCATTTACATCTAATGGTACGGGGTAATTTGGGTTTACATTAAATGCATTTGATGCGATAAAAGACCCACCACCAAAATATTCAGCTGAACTATATGGTAATTGTCTTGTATTTGGATTTGTAGTATGTCCATTTGATGATTGTAATGCTCTTTGTGGGAAAAACCCTGGATTTGGTGAATAAGATTGAGACCCAACAGAATCATCATCTGTTGATAAATAATAATATGGTAAAGTTGATGTAAATGGTGTAAAATCATTACCAATTGTAAATGTATATGAATCAAAATATAAATTCGTATTACTATTATCCGGAGTAAAATGTGATTGTGGTTTAACTCCAACCCCTTGAATTGGTATATTCATATAGTACTCACCAGTTACTACATTAGTACCGAATGAATTTCCTAAAATTCTAGATATATCATATTCAACTGTTTGTTTTGGTGTGTTTGGGTCAACTCCTCTAACAAATATTAAAACTTCATAATTTCCAGCGTTTGATAATGAATCAATTGCAGCACCACAATTAAAATTGTGAGTTGTTGGTGGTACTAAAAGATCCCCACAATAGTATTGGAATACAATCTCGTGATTTAAATACCCTTTAGGGAACAGAGATCCATCATTAAAATCTGCGAGATTTGTAAAATCACCAACAGTAAACCCTTCAATTAGTTGGAAGTATTCAATGTCTATTGGGTATTGTAAAAATGTATCTGGTAATGTATTTCCATTAATTATAAAAGGTACTTGTGGTGCATTTGAGGTTGGTGTTGCGGCATAAGTAACATTTACAGTTGTAGTACCTGTTAATGTTGTTCCTGTAATTGCATTATTGTTAAATTGATTTATTGTTGCACCAGTTAAATTAGGGCCACAATTAGATAGTGAACATTCTTGAAATGACATTAAATTACCTAAACCTATAGTATCTTTTGTTCCTGGATTTGCTAAAATTACAACAACTTGGTCTTCATAATACCCAGAATTTAATGTTGGGTTTATAGTTGTTCTTATTTTATTAACATTACTAAAAAATTTATCTCTTGTATTAAAATCATTTAATTTTTGTGGGAATGGATCTGTAAGTGGGAATGCCCAAGATCTTTTTTGCACCCCCACAAACGGGTAAATTTCAGCCGCAAAAATAAATTGTTGTGGTGCTTTTCTTAATATACCATCATTTCCAAATTGTGGTTCAATACTATCAACACCATATGTTCCACTACCATTATCAACATCATAACCAGAAAAAAGTCTTTTAACATCAATTAACGCTCTTGCAACAACATCAGCTTCAATGTCTTGATCACTAGCAGCCGCAAGGAGTGACTTAAAATCACAATCATAGTATGGTGGTGTTGGGTAATTACTTGTTCCGGCTTGATTATTAAATGGTCCTTCAGTATTGCTATCAATATCTTCAGTGTCTGGATTTTTATAATTTGGGTGTTCAAAAATATAAGATTGTGAAATACCAATTGGTGCTAAAAATGAATTTGATTGTGATAATGTAGGATTAGGGTCGGCATTTGGGTCTGAATTTTGTTGTGCTTCAATTTCAGCAGATACAGATTGCGTTGTAATATCATCATCTGGTGAAGCATTTTTACAATCACAATCACAAGTTGTACAGTCCGGATATGAAATCATTGGAAGTCCAATCCTAGGAAAGTTTTTAATTCTTATTAAGTATTTTATTGTAAAAATTGTAAATGCGACAGCAAGGGCAAAACGGAAAACAAATCCAAGCGCCTGTACCGCAATTCTAAAATATAACCCAATATTTACAACAGGACCACCTAGAGGGGAGAAAGCTCCGGCTTCAATTCCTGAGTTAATCCAGTCAATCATATCCCTAACAGCGTCGTAAGCAAAATAAATACCTAAAATAACAAGTAGATATTTTAAAATTGGCCAAATAAATAAAATTAAGTGGGCAACAAATAATAAAACAATTATTGGGATTGTTAATATGTTTATTAGTATGTTAAAAACAAAAAATATAAAATCAAAATTTCGTATAATATCATTTACTGGAAATGTATTTACGGTTGATTTACAAGTTCTATTATCAATTTCTTTTATTCCTAAATGTTTTGCCCTACCAATTCCTTTTTTATATCTATCAAGAAATTGTGACGTAGTATATACTTTATTATAATTAAATTCATAAAAAGTATCATTACAATTTATTGCTGATGATGGGTCAACATAATCATCCCAATCTAAACTAAATGTGTATGATCTTAACATATCAAAATAATCAGATTGATAATATGTGAAATTAAAACTTTGTGGTAAGTTTGGGTCAGTTGGATTTGCATCAATTTGGATTGTACCAACTGGTATTGGGATTACATTTGGGTCTCCCGGATAAAGGACACCATTTATGTAAATATTAAAATCTTCAACATTTGATGTGTTTTCTAAAACCAATCCGCCGGCTCCCGGTAATGTTGTAATTGGACCATTTGTTGAACCTTGTGGTATTGTATATACAAATGTTGATGAGTTATTCGGGTCCAATGGGTCATTACCAGAACTTGTCCATCCGTGTTCTTTAATGTTTGGTACTAGATAGTTTGCCCTTAAAAATTGATTTTGTAACCCACCTTCGTTATTCCATTTAAATTTAAATCTATATCTACCTTTTGTTGGGATTCCTTTTGTTGGGTCGCTTGAGATTACTTGTTGTCCAAACTCATTTGTTATAACATAATCCAAATTCATTGGGATATTAACCAAATAAGAACCATCACCATCAATTACATTACCATTTTGTTCTAACTGATATTCTTCAAGTATTGGTAAATTTTGTTGGTCAAGAAATATTGTTTGTCTTATTGCTTGAATTGACCCACCACCGGCAACTAATTCACAAAGATTTCCAGTATTATTTTTTGGTTTACAATTTCTTTTTAAAGCATCATCATCTGTTGTTGAGATAATTGACCCCATAAAAACAGATGTTGGTTGGATACTTATATTACTACTTTGTGTTAAATCAAAGTCACATCTTGTAATACCCAAAGAACAGATATTTGGTTCACCCCATAATGGTGACACGTCAATAATTTTATTTAACGTTATAAGTTGTGGTAATTCATTTAAATTTGATGAAGTTTTAAATTGTGAACCACTAACTTGTGCTTCAGTTGCAAGTCCAGCTTGTATTAAATCCTGTGGTGATAGTGAAAAACAGCCAATATCAGATAAGTCAATATCCATAAAAAGTGTTTGTGAACCTATCGGAACACCAAAAATCATATAATCACCACTGTCATTTGTTTTTGCTGTGAATTTATAATATTTGTCGTAAATTTCAATTTGTGTTTGGTCAATAAGAATCTCTTCTTTTGTTGGAAAAGTTCCTGTTGCTGCGTGAGTTGAGTATGATTGTTCTTTTGGTAATAAATTATACCTATAACCATCTTCATTTAAATCAGATAAGCTTTTATATGGGTATAAATCAGATATTATTGGGTTATTTTCATCTTCATCTGATAATGGTATGAAAACAGAAACTTTTGCGTTTGGTAATCCAAACCCATTATTGGCCGACACTCTACCAACAATAACACCATAATCAGAACAAGGTCTTATATAAATGTCACTTTGATTAATTTTTAAGGAAAGTATTTCCAAAAAATCAAAATCCTGTTCTAACTTTACGTTGATATGTTTATCTACACCGACTTGGGTTCTTATTCTATATGATTTTGGCATTAAATTTCACTTTTTTGATAAATAGTTTATTTCCTATTTTAGAAAAATAATCCCATTATAAAAAAAATAAATCATCAAGAAAAATTGATTGTCTTGAAATTCAATACTCTAACATTAATATCCTTGTTTGGGAACCTAATTTGATAGATTTGTGTTGGTTCAGCAAAGATTGTATCGGCCACAAGTTCAATTTGTCTTGTTGCTGAATCCGAATATCTTTGTGATGTTTGTGATGATGAATATTGTCCACCAACATTATTAAAGAATTGTATATCTGATATTGATATTACACCATTTTCATTTTGGATTAATCTTCTTATTTCAGATACATATATATTTTTACCAAGTTGTTGGGTTAATGGGTTGAAATAATTTGAAATTATATCTATGATTTTTCCAACGATTGATCCTTGGTTTTGACTTGCATCCAGTACAACATCAACATTAACTGAAAGGTCAATAACATTTGCTGTTTCAACCGAAATGTAATCATTTATCATTCTGTAATTTGATAGATAATTTGCAACGTTGTTTTTAAGTGTATTTGAATTAGTTTCAGTTAAATTACCGCTTGTATCATAAGACAACATTTTAATTTTAATTTTGTTGTTTTCTTCTGTTATTGATGCTTTTGCTGGTGCTCCAAATTGTGATGGCATCATTCTTAATACTGATTCATAATCATTTACAGTTACAGCTCTATTTTGCGCTGCAAAGTTAAATGAGACATATTGTCTTACTTCTTCTGTTGTTGGTGCGTCAGCTCCACCGATTGCCGCTGTTACATTGTTTACTTTTAATGAATTAACAACAGTTGTGTTTACAGATTCAGATGGTCCATTAACAAAAAATGAAACAGTACCAATTTGATTTATTGTGTTAATACCCAAGTTTGTACTTTGACCACCACCAATTCTATACTGAACAAATAATGTTGAGTTTGATTTAAGGGCAGCCCCAAGAGCTAAATTGTTTGAGTATTTACTTAAATTCATATCATAACCACCTCTGGCAAACTCTCTTAATTGTTCTTCGGCTGAAACATTTCCACCACCAAATGTCATTTTTAAATAACCCTCCGGTGTATATTCAGATATAAACTTTGTGTTTGTTGTAATATATCTACCGACTTTAATTCCTGGTTGGTCAGATACTTTTGTTGGGTCCTCAATAAAAACTCTATCTTCAGCCAGAGCTTTTACTTCATACCATCTATTATCAAGACCTAAAAATTCTTGTGGTTGTGGAACATTTGTATATTGTGTTCCATCTTTTAAAAGAACACTAGTAATACCCAACACATTTTTTTCTGGTAAAAATAATTCAAAAAATGGTTTAACATCATTTGGTGTTATTGCTCTTTTGAATACTTTTGTAACACCATTAACAACAACTTCTCTTTTTGTAATTGTATAATTTAATAATTTACCGTTTGAATCAAAATTTGGAATTTTTAACCTATTTGGTGCTCCTTCAGAATTTATTGGTGATGAAAAATCAATATCATAAACAGTTTCAAATGGTTGTCCGGCACCACTTACTTGTGATCCTCGTCTTAAAACACCACAATATCTTAAATCTTCTCTGTCACCAAAAGCCGGTACAATAATTGAAAAGTCAACAAGTGCGACTGATGGTCTCTGTCCGGGTATTTTTAAACCGTAAGTCCTTGCAATATTATAGATTGATGATTTTTGTTGTGCATACTGTAATACGGTCTCTTGAATACTTCTATCAATATGAAATTGTAGGTTGTCTGTTACGGCAGCATTTAAATCCAACATAACAGAAAATACACCAGCATCATTAAAGTTCTGAACTAAATCTGGATAATATGTTCTTGTAAAGTTTATTAACTCGGTTCTAATTCCTTGGAAATCCCTAGTTGTATATGATATTTTCTTTTCTGCCATTTTATTTAAATATTTATAATTACAAAATCACTTGTTTCAAACACATCATTTGTTGATTTATATTCAATTTTTATTCTTGCCGTATGTTCTTTTTGTGATATTCCAGGAACTTTATATGCTAACTCACCATTACTATCAACATATGTTCCTTTATCCTCGTCCTCTAATGATGCATCTGTAATACTTATATTTGTGATTAACAGATTTGGGAGATACTTTTCAACAGAATCTCTAATTTCAGATTCAATATCAGAAAATGTTGGTCCATCTAGTGGTTCAAATATATATTCATATAATCTTGTCCCAAAATCTGGTAAAAAGTATCTTGTGCCTTTTCTTGTTAATAATAAGTGAATTAAATTACTTCTTATTTCTTCAGATTTTGTATCTGAAGCGTCCAAATATTTTCCAACAAAAGAATCTCTAAAGGGAAAATTTATACCATAAGTAATACCATTTGCCATATTCAATAAATATAGTGTTGGTAAATTTTATCTAAATAAAAAACCCATTTTATTAGATAGGATTATAATTAGAAACAATTAATTTTTTTTATTTTATTTGCGACTTCAGTAACGTATCCATGTGATGTTATATCAATTTTGTCCCATCTTTTAGTGTTATAATTTGGTAAATAATTTTTAACCAATTTATTTGTCACTTTAACATTATTAATCGTTTTACCAGCTTCACTACAAGGTTTTTTTATTTTTGGATTTGATGTTTCACAATACTTTGTTATTTTATCAAATCCTAGGTTATAGGATGCCACGGCAATGTCCAAAACAGCATTGATTGAATTTGATGGTTTCATATTAACAGATTTTGAGTTTTCACTATAACCATTTTTTTTTGCAATATCTATTGCTTTTTTTATGTAAGTATAAACAGCAATTAAAGCCCCTTCTATTGTCAAAACATTTTCTTTAATTTTTAATGATTTTATTGTTTCTTTTGTCATTTGAGCCGGACCTATCGAACTATCAGAAAAAATGTGACTTAACTCTTTGAATGGTTCTAAAATGGAATATCGTAATCCAGAACCAAAAGAACTTTCTCTACCAACGACACCTAAAGCAATTTTTAGTAAAAACTTATCATAACCTTTTTTTATTAGGCTATGTATTGCGGGTATAAAGGCTGGTGGTATACAGGGGTATTTTTTCTTTAAACTTTCAATTTTATCAGAGAATGGATTTACTTTTTGTTTTGGTTTAAATCTATCCAAACCAACTTGTTCTTTAATAATATCTTTAATTAAAATGTTAAGTTCGGACTCTGTTAGTCTTACTATGTTTTTCATAGTTATTTTTTATTATAAATATACAGATAAAAAAAAATCCCTACTTTCGTAAGGATTCTTTTAAGTTTGTACTACCCTTCTCATATGAGGGCTCATAAGGGCAATGTTTGCATTTTGAGCCACAGCATTTGCCACGTTTTATATGAAAAGATTCGGTCATTACAATATTTCCAAATTTATCTTTATAGAAATCTGGTTCTGGAGTTTTTTTTGTTATCTCCTGAACGTATAATTGTTGGACCCAATCTTTTGATGCATTTACATTCATTTTAATTAATTTTTCTTTGGTTATAAAACGCTAGCAATACTTGATATGTTAGCGTTATGTCATTACCCCAGGTTACTTTCATAATTAAACAATTTCACATGCACCTCCAGCACAAGCTGCTTCACCACGAAGATCGGTATTATCTTGTAACTCAATTACTTTTGTAAGATCAACATTCTTTAACGTTAGAACCAATCTTTCAAAATCTTCTTTTGTACAATCTTCAAAAGGTGCTTGTGTGTAAGTACCTCCATTATAAGGTAAAACTGATAATCCGTTATAGAATTTTCTATTTTTCCACATCCAATCACCAACTAATTCCCACTCATCTTCTTTAATTGAAACTGTTGCTGATACATTGTGTGTGTTTTGACCGGTTCTATGTCCAGATTTAACCCATTCTTGTGATACTTTTTTAACTCGTTCCAACATTTGGAATACAGATTCATATCTCAAAATTGACCCTTCTGGTGCCATTTGTGGAATTGTGATTACAGCGGTATCGTGTGGTCTAAAATATTCATCTTCAACAAGTTCCGGGTGATTGATTGCAAGATATGAATATATTGCTTCATTCTTTCCAACACGGATTCTTCTTAAATAATAATCATTATGCCAAGCGTGAATACCAGATGATGTTCCCAATACTAATGATGAGGTGCCAGATGGTTTAACAGTTGTTGTTCTTGCAGATTTGTTAATACCAATTAAAGTTGCAACTCTTTCGTTTTCTTCTTTAACCGCGTTTGCTGCTGCTTTCATATCGTAACCTAATACAACTCCAGAACCAATACCTGTCATCCCAACTCCAATAAGAGCGTCTTTTTCTGTTGTTCTTTTCCATACGTCTCTTAAATAATGGAAGTCAGTATAACCAGCTTGTAATGTTCCAATAAAGGCCGCCCCTTTAACTCTATTCTCAAAATCTTCTTGAGATTCTAAATCTGAAGCATTCACCTCACATAAGTTACAGAATTGGTAAGGACGAAGGGCAATCTCACAACAAGGGTTTGTTCCCCAATCTTTATCGTTTGATAAATAGATTCCAGGTTCTCCAGCTCCAGATAATTCAATTCTTTTCCAAAGGTCCATAAAATATTCTTGTGTTACCTTATGTCTTAATAGAACAGCCGAATTATTTGCTCTACCTCTTTGTGGATTTGATTCCCACCAGTTTCCGGATTTACAAGAAATCATTTCTTCATCATCAGCGCTAAATAATGAAATTAAAGCCGCTCTACGAATACCGCCGGCAAGTACAGCATCAGCAATATGACAAACAATGTCGTGTGTTTCAATTGGTGTTAATTTCTCACTATCATTTTTGTTTTCAAACACCTTTGTAATGTTATGAATACAATCTTTTAATGGTTGAGGTCCTGGTGCTTTTCCTCCTGATGTTACAAGAAGAGCTCCTTTTTGACGAATATCTGAAAAGTCAAATATAGGTGTTGAAGATTTAGTTCCCATATAAGACTCAATCAACACTTTAATCGCATCAGCCCATCCCTCAATAGAATCTCCAATTAAGTATCTTCTTGTTCTTGTTGGGTTTGGTTTTTTAATTTCTGGTAATTTATCAACGTGATGTTTTTGTACTGAAAACCCAACGCCGGTTCCACCTAACAATAAAAACATTGTTTCTGAAAATGCGTCTGTGTGGTCTACCGGTAAGTAAGCACAGTTATAAACTCTGTTTGGTGAGATTTCAATTGGTTTACCACCGAATTGTAATGATCTCATTGATGGTAAGATTTTCTTATCGTATACCATTTTGTAGACGTTTTCAATCTCGTCTTTAATTTGTGGGTATTTTTTTTGGTGCATTTCTTTATTTCTTGTCACCAATTCTTCCCACGTCTCCCTTCTATTTAATTCAGGGACGAATTTAGCGTATTTCATATATACTGTAATATCGCTTAATATTTTTTGTGAAATATCCATATTTACAAATTTAATTATTTTATTTTTAATTTTCTACTGATTTTTGTTTTTCTTTTTGTTGTCTCTTTTCCAACAATTCCTTAACCCTTTGTCGTTGTCTTTCCTCTTTTTGTTCTTCTAAACCTAAGAATGTTGTTGTAGATTCTGTATCAATATCTAGCATTGCATTATCAAATTTGCAATTTTCAAATACCACACCGTCATCCCCTATACGAGATTTGGTAATTGCTATTGTGGCAAGTTTCATTTCTTTTTGTTGTAATGACTTTGCTACTGTTATAATAACGTGACCTACTTGTGCTTTCTTAATTGACCCACCCATTTGGTCTGTTGTTACAACATCTGAAGATATTGATGAACGATTACCTTGTGTTGCGGTCCAACCAACTATACTTAGTTCATGACACATCGCTTCAAAAGCTCTCATTACAGATCCTTCACTCTTCCATTCGTCTCCTAGGTTTTTATCCGGAACAACACAATCAATGTAATCCAAGATAACCATATCAATCTTAATACCGTCAGCAATCATCTTTCTGATTTCATTTTTAATCTGAAGCATTGTTTTGGTGTCAGATGGTAATTTTTTCAAAATCAACTCGTTTTGCATAGTTTCCTTGATTTCTTTTACTTTTTTCATCACCTCATCTTTTTTGTCTGACAATTCGTCAGGGTGAATCTTTGTCCAAAGAGTAAAATGTTTCCTTTGTATCACTTTTGGGTTGTCTTCAAAAAAGATTTGAAGAACATTAAATCCAAGGTTGAATGCGTGGTTTGCAATCTTTGTTGTTAGAGTTGATTTTCCTACTCCGGTTGGTGCAAGTATTACACCAATTTCACCTTTTGCCAATCCTCCTTTTAACAGTCTATCTATTCCAGGTATACCCATTGGGATTGGGTGTCTGTAGTCGTCATCTAGCACTTGGTCTAGGTTTGAAAAGACATCCATTGCACTTGTGTCTTTTGAACCAACCAATAAGGCCTCTCTTACTAATTCTTCTAGGGTGTCATAGTTCTCAAACTCTCCACCATCAATAATTTTTTGTGCCTTTTTCATCACTTTCTGTAACTCTTGTTGTTTACAGAATTTAAGTGCTTTTTCTTGTACGAAATCCACTCCCTCAATAGGCGCATCCTTGATTTTCTTAATAGTATCAAGAACAACTTTAATAGCAGTTTCCTGTTGTAATTCGGATTTGGCTACTTGTTCCAGAGTATCAAATGATGGTGTGTGGTCGTATTTTTTATAATACTCTTTTACCATTTGAATAATGATTTTGAAATATTTGTTTTCAAAATAACTATTCTCAATTACATCAATGATTGAATGTGAAAATTCTTTGTCTACAATAATTTGGTTAAGTAATTGAATTTGAAAATTGTTTCCGAGATACTCAAAGTTTTTGTTAGTCGCCATATATTTTTCCTTCTGTTAGTAATGATAAATACTACTACTTTTAGATAAATTGTGGATAAAAATAATTAAATTTCTTATCTGAAAAAATGTCAGTAAGTTCCGACAATATACTTTTCAGCTTTGGACGTAGGTCTACGGTATATCTCACCTTTGGTGGGTATACTTTTGCGTCAAATGACCTCTGACAAATTGTCAGGTTTTCTACCTTAATATAAAGGTTAAAATTTTCATCTCCCTCCGTAATTGAAGTATTTAATACTTCCGGATTTTCCATAATCTCATATTGGTTCTCCAACATATAAACTACGGACCTCATCTTTAAATCATTTTGTAGGGAGTTACAAAAAGACTTAATGTAGTCATAAAACTCTTCTGATTTGTGGGCACTTTTATTAAACCCTTTTACATTGAAGAATCTTTGTACTACAATGTTGTCGTTACACATTAACAAAAATTCAACTTTTGTTACATCCTGTTCTCTCATTTTTTTACTTTTTTGGTTTGTTTCTAAAATTTGTTTTTTCTTTCCTTGATAGTTTTAAAAATGGTCTTAAAAAATTTACCCAAGCGTCATCACCTTTTGGTAGAAATTTGAAGAACCCGTCCTCCATCATCATCCTAATTAAGTTTCTATGTCCTCTTCCGTCTGGATCCAATGACTCCGAGTAATATAAACTAACCAGTTCTTTTCCTTCATCTGAAATAAGTGGGTTCGCAAGGTCCACCAATTTCTCATTTATGATAAAAAATTCTTCTCCAAAAATCCCTTCTTTGGTTTTTCCACTAAGTAGATTTTGTAAGGCAACATTTCCTTTTTGTTCTGTTAATAACTGTTCAGCCTTTGTTAAAATATCGGTATATTTAACCTCACTTTCAAGTATTTCTGGAAATAATTTAAGAAATGTTTTTTCACCCAAATAAAAAATACCATCAATATTATCCGAACTATCACCGGTTAATATTTTATAGGTTTTAACATTATAATGGGGGATTTCAGATGAGTCCATCTTAATTCCATCCCCCAATTTATAATATCTCTTATGTTGTGGTGAGTATATAGAGACCCTATCAGAAATAAGTTGTGTTAAATCACGGTCAGAAGAAAAAATGGTCTTATCTTCATCCTGGGATATTTGACAATAGTAAGCAACCAAATCATCGGCCTCTGATTGTTCAACTTCTAATTGTCTTACAAACATTTCTTCAAGGTATTGTTTTACCCTTTCTTTTTGTTTTAAAAAAGATTGTTCTTTAAAATCTTCGTCGTCTTTTTGTTTACGATTTAATTTGTATTTTGGGTATATAATTCTTCTTTGTGATGAGCCGGTTTCACTATCCCAAAACACAACAACTTTATTGTAATTATTTTCTTCTAAAAATCTTCTTAGAGTGTTTAAAAAATGCCAAGTACCACCAACGTGTTCACCTTTGTTAAAAAAGTCTCTAACACCGTGGAAACCGATTTTTAGAAGGTTATTACCATCTACCAATAAAGTTTTAGTCATTTAATTCTTCGTTTGATTGGTTTGACAATACTGGTTCTTCTTCTACAATGTAATCATTAAGGAACTCACTAAATATTGCCTCCATTACTGGAACACATATTGAATTTCCAGCAAGTGATACGTGTCCTTTTGTTGATAGTGATGTTGTTAATAATAAATCAATATCTTCATCACGAACACCCATAAATCTATACCCTTCTCTTGCTGTAATATTTCTTACTCTACCGTCTTCGGTCATAATTTGTGGGGATCCACTTGTTGTAAGACAAGGTGAACAACCATCAATAGAATAAATCCTTCTTGATTGATCATAACTTATATCATCTCGTCTTGCAATCAATCTACATACCGTATTTCCTTTTGGTTGGTGTATTGTATATGGACAATCAATAAACAATTCTGGGTCCTGTGTATCCTCAATAAACGGTCTCATTGGTATTCTTGTTTTTTTGTGGTTGTCAACGTTTTCCATTCTTTGTTTTACATCTTCTCTTTCACCATCTAAAACTGAAATCATAAATACTCTTTCTCTGTTTTGTGGACAACCGAAGTCAGCACCATTAAGTAATCTCCAGTATGACGTATAACCAAGACCTCTTAAAAAATAGATATGTTTTTTAAAATTTTCATAATGATTTTTTGAGATTAGATTTTTAACATTTTCCATTAACAAATACTTTGGTCTATTTGTTGACAAAATTCTTTCAACATCAAATAGCAATCCACTTCTAGTTCCTTCTTTAATTCCTCTTTGGACTCCGGAAATTGAAATGTCCTGACAAGGGAATGAATATGTTAATAAATCACATTGTGGGAAATTATTGTGGTCAATTTTTGTTATGTCCCCCAAATTACCCATTTGTGATTGATGTAAAACATCATAACACTCATTTGCTTGTTTGAAGTTGTCACAATTTGCAACATTTTCATAATTAACCCCAACATATTTCAATGCTAGTTCTTGTGTTCCGTATCCGGAAAATAATGAAATAACTTTTAATTTATTCTTGTTCATATACCTTTTCTTCTTTTAAATCAAATTCACCATCAACTCCGATAATTGTTTTCCAATATTCTGCATATTCACTTTTGTAATTCTCAATTGATTTCTTTTCTTCTGTTGCATCTTTTCCAGGTAAAAACCCATGTGGTGTTACAATAATCTTACCATCTTCAAAACCAAGTCCATTTATGTGGTTTTTCATAACAGATACTTTTGTTCTTGAAGCAAACTTAACAGTTCTTTTGTCTTTTGTTGCTGTAATTTTTGTTGTACCGGCACCTTTTTGGTTTCCAAATAAAAATACTAAAGATGAATTTAACCAAATTGCTTCACCACCTTTTGCTTTAATTTTTGGTTGACCAAATGGATTATCTGGTAATTCAACCCAAGGTTGGTTTACAATAATTAAAGTGTTTTCATATTTTGAATCTGCTTTTCTTGATCCGGATATTCTTTGATTGATTCCCATACCAATTTTGTCGGCTAATACACTCGCATTGTGTTGTTTACCACCTTTACCCTCATAAGTCATTTTACACGGAACTGAACCAACTGAATCCCACATAATACATAGTGAATAGTCTAACTCACCCTTTTCTTGTGCGTCTAATAATTCATTTATATATTCTGTAATTTGTTCTATATAACTAAAATTATTATTAAATAAGAAGAACCCGTCCCAACCTAACTCACCAGTTTCTTCATCAACAACTTCTTCACATTCAAAACCCATCAATCTTGCGTGGTCAAACGACCATTTTTGTTCTGTAATAATGAACACAGGAAGAATTTCTTTCTTTTGTGCGTCAACAGCAGTTTTTACAAGTGCTGTTGTTTTTCCAGTGTCCGAGTGTCCTAAAAACATATTTATATGTCCCATAGCAGGTCCTGGAAGACCAACCGCGTCAAGGAATGACTCACCTAAATCAAAATACCTTTGTGGTTTGTATTTTGCATCAGATGAGAATTTTTTCTTAATTGAACTAAAATCTTTTTTCTTAATTGCCATATTTTTAATTTTTTATTAAAAAGTCAGAAGTTGATGTGTTCTTACCGTGAATGTACCAAATCATATTTTCAGTATTATCAACTTCTGCTATTTTACATTTATTACACCAACTATCTCTCCACATATTATCTTCAAAACCATAAATTGAAGTAATGTCTTTTATTAAGTTCAGTGCTTTAAGGTTAAAGGCAAATGTTGCCGGTATTTTAAAATCACACCCTTCTGGATTTGCTCCCAAATTATGATAATTACCTCTTCTTAATAAATTTCCATTTAATTGATATTTGATTCTTGATGATAAAACATCAACATCATTATTATCAAAATAATCAACTATTGTCTTGATATAATCTTTTTTGTAAATGTCATCATCATCAATCTTCACAAAAATATCATATGTTTCATAATCTTCAACAGCAAATATAGCTTTCATATGATTTGTGTGTTGATGGTTATTTACTGAAAATATAAATGAATTTTTTTCAGTTTTCAAGTCATGAATTAAAACATTAACATTATTAATATTAAAATTTCGTTGATCAAGTGTAACGTTAATACTATGGAATATGTTCTCATAACTTTGGGTTGCAATATCTTGGATACAACCCCTTAACATTTTAAACCTATTGTAACTTGGTGTAAAACACAATACTTTCTTGTTCATATATGAATTTTAAAAACTTGGACATCTTGTCTAAGTAGATGTCCAAGTTAATTAATATTAGAATGGTAATTCCTCATCAACTTCATCATTAGCTTGTGGGTCCTCAACTTTTGTTTGAGTTTTTGTTTTACCACCACCTATTGAGATTTCTTCTTCAGATGTGTTGCTATAGATATATTTTCCAGCATCAGTATCCCATCTTGGTGTTTCACCACGAGCAATAGCTTCAAGATATTCAGTAGGTTTTTTAGAATAAACATCTTCCCAAGTAAGTTCGTCAGCAATCCATTCTGCCATTGTTTCTTCATCTTCGTGAACCGAAGATGGGTCGTCATACATAACTGTTTGGATTACAGTGTAGAATGCACCTTTTGGTGTTTTAGCTTTTGTCAATTCTAAAATAAGGTCTCTTCCTTTGTCAGCGTCAGCAATATCACCTTTTGCCTTATAGATAGGAATAATTTTATCAAAAATCCCTTCTTGTTTGTAGTTGTGTTTGAATCTCCAGAATTTAGGCCCATCTTGTTCGTTTTCACGGTCAATTACCTTAACAATATAAAACTTACGAGGTTTATACTGTTTTGCTAATTCTTTGTCAGATTCTTTACCAGTTGACATAAGGACATCATAAACTTCACTTAAAGGTGAGCGTTCATTGTCATTTTTTCCTGGATCATAAAATTTCTGCCATTTTCCGTCCACAAGAATTTCGTGAAACCATACCTCTTTAAAAGGTGAAGATCCGTCCGGAGTAGGTAAAATACGGATTTTCTTTTGTGCTTGCTTTTCGTTGTCTTTAAGTATTGCAGCAAAATACTTTTTCATTCTGTCTTCTTGAGACATTTTTGATCCGGATGTGTAATCTCCAGATTTTGAGTTCTCGTACTGTGAGAGAACCGCGTCTAAAACATTGTTTGTCGCCATTTTTATATTTGTTTTTAAAAGTTTACAATAGAAATTATAATTAAAATTTGTGTCGCAGTCAATAGGGTATTAAAAAAAATTGTTTAAGGTCGCAAATTACGACCTTAAACCTTATTTGTTAAAATTTTCATCATCACTCCAATCATTAAAAGTGTCTTCAATTTCATTTGGTGAATAATCTTCAACATCATCAGTTGTTAAGACATATTCATTTTTGCCACTTTTTTCCATTTCTTCTTGTTTATCAGCAAAGAAATCTGATAATTTTTGTTTAAATGGTCCTGAATCTAAACTTCTCAATTCTAATTTTTCTTGAGCGGTTTTTGGTCTAAACTTATCAAATTTTTGTTCCAAAGAATTTAATGATGAAACAATATTATCCATTTCTTTCAGTTTGTCTTCCAAACCTTTAATCTGATTGAAAAGATTTTCAAAGTACTCTTCTTGTTTTGTTTCAATATTTTTTTGAGAATTAACTAAATCTGTAATATCTAATTCTTCAGTTTCATCACCCTCTTTACCAACTTCTTCAACATCTGGGTCAGTCGCTGGATCTACCGGAGCCGGACCACCTGCCGCAGCATCTGGAGCCGGGCCACCTGCTGGTGGAGCACCACCCGGAGGAGGAGGAACATCACCACCCGGAGGAGGAGGAACATCACCACCCGGAGGAGGAACATCACCTGGTGGTGGGGGAACTTCTTGTTCATTTAAATATTTATTGATACTTTTGTATCTATAAATTTCTTCTAGTATTTTTTTTTCAACACTCATTATATTAACCGTTTAATAAAGTTTTTATACCAGTTTTTGTTTCAACCTGGATTTTTTTGTTCGTTTTCATAGTATTATCAACTCGTTCAATTAAACCGTCTTTTTCTTTTACGACGTAACAATCACCAGTATCTAAATCACATACTTGTTTCATTCCATTACCCATATCTTTTTCAGACATTCTGGTATTTTTACCAAGGTAATTATCTAATATTAATTTTGTGTTCATAATTTTAATTTATATATAAATATCTTTATTTTTAAAAAAGTTTTAAATTAATTACCTGCTGATGTAAGACTTAAACCTGGTACTGGATTTGATGATACGATTAAATCATAACCTTCAGTAAACTTATCTTCTAATCTTTTCTTATCTTCCTCAAGTAATTTATCATAAACATCTCTTGGTTGTTCAATTGGCCAATTTAGAACATAAACCTCAGCATATTTTTTAATATCTGCATTTTTTAATGTTGTTAATTTTCCAGCAAATTTTGAGATAAAGAAATTCAAATAATCTTCAAAAGAATTAAAGGCTGCCAACGGTATATTGTTTATATTATCACCTTTATCAACACAGATGTATTTTGAATTAAAGTACTTATTACCGGCAGCCCCATATGTATCTGAAAGTGGTATTGTTGAGTAATTATTTTCGTAAGCTGAAAACCCTGTTTTAGTTCCAGAATCTACATACATACTTGTAAATATAAATATCATAAACTCATTTGTTGATTGTTCTGATAAAGATGGGAAACTAGCTGTTATACCATCAAATATTTTTTTCTTAGCGTCAGCAAATGTTATAGATGTTAATTTTGGACTATCAACTGTTGTGTATGCTTTATATGCTTGTGCTAATTTATCACTACAAGTTTGTTCTTTTGATAATGTTTCATCACCACCAAAAGCATTATCTAAAACAATACTTTTTTGGTTTAGTATATTTCCTTCTGAAAATTTTATTTGTTTGTTTTTCTCTTCAATTTTTTCTTGTATTGTTTTTAACAATTTAACACTTAATGATTGTATAAAATTTTCAATTTTAGGTAGAGCATAAAACGGTTGTCTTGTTCCTTCAAAAGTTGTATCAAACCCATTTTCGGTTATTGAGTGACTAACACTTGTAATCAAATAAGGTCCACTAAACATTGGTACATTTCTTAAGTTAAAATACATCATTGGTTGTATCAAAGCATTTCCCATCATATCAACACTACAACCATAACTTCTATTTTTATATAGATTATATAATGAATTATTTTGTGTTGATGATGTTCTATTTTTATCAATATTTGCCATTTGGTTTAAAACTTCCAAAGATTCCGCTGTTGGTTTTCCTGGATTTTGCGATACATCAAATTGTTTAAATATTTGTTGATTTTGTCTTCCAATATCAATATTAAAACCAACAACTTTGTTTGATTTATCCCAATCTGTTTTATTTTGTAAATTCTGAATTAATGGGTTGTCACTTGTTCTTCTTAAATCAAATGCATCATTTCTAAATCTATAATCAATATTGTTTTTCATATCCAAATGTTCACTAGTTTTATTAGCATAATAACATAATAATTTTGGTGATGTTTCTCTATAATCTAAATTTAAAAATGTCCCAAACAAAGTATTTGCAAATTCTAATGTTCCTTCATTTCTTGGTATTGGTGTTTTTACAGCGTCTTGTACATTGTAAAAATTAGCAAATGATGGTAGATTGAAGTATACAAAATTATTTTGTGTTAATACTGTATTAACAATATCTAAAAAGTTATTATCATATTGTCTTTTATCAATTAACTCTTTTATTTGGAAAATATCAACTAATATTTTTTGTCCAACATCTCTACTAGCTCTATCAAATATTAATACATCTTCAAATAAAGTTTTGGTTTTTAAGTCATAGCCAGCAATCCAAGTATCATTTATTGACTTAAAAAGTTCCCATAATTCAACTTTTGTTTGTTCACCAAAAAGAGTTGATTTACCAGGATTTGTTTGTACAATAGTAATATCTTTTATTCCAGCTCTTACAGCTGGCATCATAACATTAATTACATTATCAATATATGTTTTAGAATCAATTAAATATTGGTTCATTAAATCAAAAAACTTAGGGCCGTTTAATGTTGGGTCTTTTAATTTTTCTGTAGCATATATTTTTATAATTGGTGTAAAATCTATAACATTTTTTTCTGTAAATTTCACATTAACATCAATAAAAAAATCTGTAATGTAAGAACCATTACTACTATATCTTAATTCCGGTATTTCAGAAAATCCAACATAAGTTTCAAGTGCATTCCAAGCTTCTGGGTAAATTGCCTTAGATTGTGCTAGTGTAATATTACCACCATTAGAAGGTAATAAACCTGGTGTTCCTTGGTTATAACCTTGATATACTATTGGATCAACGATGTATTGATTTGAGAATGTATAAAACAATCTTTTATCAAAGTTTGTTGGGTTACCATTTCTTAAAATTACATTGTAATTTAAAAAATTATCCATAATAGATATAAAATTACTTTTTTGTAAATTTGTCAATTCTGTAATAATAGCATCTGGTGTTGTTTGAGTTGGTTTGGCAACTTTCATTAACTTTCTCATTAAAAATTGAAAGTTTTGATTATCCTCTTGAGCTTGTCCGGTTGATGATAATTGACTTAAAGTGTTTGACGACTCTAACGTAGATTTGTAGTCATAACAAGACCGACTAAAATTTAAAAATTCATTTTCAAATAAATCTAAAACTTCTTTTTCAAACACACTAAACAATTCATCTATTTTAGTATATTTTGATGGGTCTCCATCAATTAAAAAGTTTTGTTGTATTCGTTTGTCGTTGAATATTTCTTTTAGGTATTGTTCTGGGTTTGTTTTAGTTAACCTACTATGGTCAAAATAACCATAATGTGGTGACACCCAAAATGACCTAACTGATCCATCATAAATTGCCGGATTATCAAATAGTTCAATTTTTGATGTTCCGTTTTGTTTAAAACATTCAGATGATATTTGATTAACATTTGAACCAAAAGATGGTAATAAATAAACATTACTTTTTGTTGGCGTTAGGCTAGCCGCGGACCAAGTTTTTAAATTTAAACTTCTATTTAAATTGTTTGTATCAAATCCTTGTGATTTTGTAATTTTAGAACCGTCTGATGGTAGTAGATATAATTTATTACTATTTATTAAGTTTTGTACTTCAGCTGATGATATACCGGTTTTTGGTGCATTTGGTATAACAAATATTGTATCTTGTGGTACCAATTGAGAAATACTCACTGTATATACTCCAGTACTTCCTGTTGTTCCAGAAATTTGATTTACAATTGTTGTACCACTAATTATTGAGTTTCCGAATAATACTTGTCCAGGGGCCAAAATATTATCAGAAACACTTACAACTTCCATAGTTGTACCAGAAATTTTACAAACACCATTTAGTTGTGTTCCGCCTGTAAAAATTTTTAACCCTTGGTAAAAGACATTAAAATCATCTAAAACTTTTGGGTAAAATCCAAGATTTATATTTGTGGTGTAACTATTATTAACAATAGGTGAATTATTTTGTAAAATAATTTCATAAGGATTTGTATATGCAGTCACCGAATAGGCTCTAGTTGTTGCCGAATTTGCCGGGTCATAATTTGATTTATAATCAAAATTTTTCCAAACATCATCTAATATATCAACATTTGTTTTTTTCCAAACTTTATATCTATGCCAGATTGATCCATATTTTAATATCCAAGGATATGGTAATTTATGGATTGCTCCGAATTTTTTTAATGTTGCAAATATGTAACTTAAATCTGTTGATGCGTTAAATGTTTTGTATTTTTCTTTTAGTGTTGATAGTGGTAAACTATTTAAAAATAGATATGCTGCTAATTTATATGATGATAAATCATTAGTATTAAATCTATAATTAAAAACACCCCTTTGTATTGCGTTAACAAAATAAGGTGTATTCAACATAGATGTTGTTTGATTGTAAACTAAAGACCCACTATAGTTTATATAATTTAAATTACCTTCGGTTACAAATTGTTCTTCTATTTTTCTGTTCGTATAGAATGTTTTTAAATTTGACAAATCCAAAGTTTGATTTATTATATCACTTTTAAAGTTAAAATTTGTAAATGGTCTTTTAATGTCATTTGTGTCTGTTGTTAAAAAATTAGAAATTGATTTATGTTCAATATTAAACAATAAAACATCACTAGTTTTGTACGCGTCTGTTGCGTTTGATAATGCTTTACCGTCAGCTAAATATTTTTTATCCCAATCAAGATTTGTTAATGGATATAAATCACCAAATTCAAAATTATTTGATGCTGAAACGTTTGAAAGGTAGTCATTTAATTTACCTTCATTTGTAACTGTAACATCCGGTTTTGATGCATCACTAACTAAAATTGATTGGTTTATTAATGATGTTGGGTTTTCAATTTCATTTTTTATATATGACGTTGTAAAATCACCTCTTATAAATTTTTGCCAACTTTCCCCTTCTCCTTGATTTGATATGTGTCTAAGGAAAGCTAGAAAATTACTTGCGTTAATGTTAAAGTTTTTTAATTTCTTAGATAAAAACGGATTATCATCTCCTAATGCTTTTAATATATTTTCTTTCTCAGCTTCAGATTCAACATTATATACACCATAATCATATCCGGATTTTCTATTTAATCTACTATATAATGAGTTCATAATTATTCTTTCATATATTTCGTAGAAAAATCTTAGTTCTTCAACATTTTGATAAACTTCATTTGTGACAGGAAAATCAAGTGCGTTTAAACTAGCTCTATTTGGTCTTAATGCTATATTACCTTGAGGGTCTGGTGCTGGTTCTGGTGATTCCCTTTCCGTATACCCTTTAATAAATTGTTCAACAAATTCAACTTCAGGCCAAATTTCTGGAATAAATGTTTTAAATTGTGCGGCAATTGCAACATCGCCAGGATATTTAATTTCAAATTTTTCTTCTTTATTTTCACCTAAAGATTCAACAATTAATTGTGGCCAAGGATAAACCGGTGTATCATTTTCAACAACACTTTTATAATCAACGCTTGGTGCTGTTGAGCTTTTATTAAAAATTGCTGCTTTTCTATATTTATTTTCTCTTACTTCCCAAGCTTCTGTATGAACATCATCAAGTAATCTCAAGAATGCTTCAGCTTGTGCAAAAAACACAGCCATCACATTTCTTATCGTTGGTATAAATCCAAGTGAATTATTTTTTTCTGAAAATTTTTGTTGTATTGCATCTGTAATTAGTTCCTCAACAGTTTTTTTTGTTTCAGAAACTTTTTTTCCAATATTATTAATTTGATCCACAAATGACCCAACACCTTCAAACCAAAAACCAATAACACCTTCAGCAGTCAATGGTGTAAGTTCTTTTACAATTTTTTCTTTAAATTCATCAATCACAGTTTGACCACTTATTTTTTTTCCTGGGTTTCTTGCAATATATGTTTCTTTTAAATCTATGTTATTATCAAGTGAAGTTTTTATATCATTTGTTTTTATAAATGTTTCGTATTTAATTGTATTTGGTATAAATGATGTTTTTTCTTTACCATCAACCACATATTTTCCATTCGTACCAAAAACTAAATTTTCGGAAAGTATCTTATTATATAAACTTATAAGTTTATCTTTTAGTTCATTAATTGCAGATACTTTATTTTCTAATGTAATTTCTTTTTTAAAAATATATATTTTTGTTTTTTCTTCATTATTAACAATAAAAGGTTCATCTGTTTCTAAATATTTTTTTGCCCAACTTGACGTTGAAAAAAAAACATCTCTTTGATAATCATTGAGTGTTGTTGTGTAATTACTTATGTCAGTTAAAACACCTAAATTTTCTTTTTCAAATTTTTCTAAAATTTCTTTTATGAATGTATCTAATCTAGTTTTTAATTGTGTTATTGTTATTTCTGGAAAATCATCAGGAATTAAACCTTTTGACTTATAGTTCGCATATAATTCTTTCATTTTTGCATAACCCTTACTTGTAATTTTTGGGGTAACAGCTGTTGTTGCATTTTGAGTTCCAGTTGTTGAGGTATTAGCAATATTTATGGTTGATGCATACATATGTGGTACTGCTAACATACCACCCCAATTTATATGGGACATAATTGTATACTTATAACCATAAAATTTTAACTTAATTTTAAAATTGTGTGTTGATGGATCAAAATTTGATGTAAAACTTTGAAGCATAATTGGGAATCTAACAGCTTTTCCATAGTAACCTTTTAATGTTAAATAAAAGATTGGATACGGTAATTGAAAAAACGATGCGTAAGGTGAGTTGTCTCCCCCTTCAAATAAGGCTCTACCTTTGACATCTTCAAGGTCAATATCAATAACTGGTTGAAATGAAGTATTGATTGTTACTTTGATTGATGTTATACCTAATAAACCATTGTCAACGGCACCCGGATTTCCATTTGAATATAAACTTTGAGTTATATAATAATCATTTGGTTTATTTGGGTTTGCTACGGCATTTAGTTTTGGTTGATTAACTCCTTCACCCTTTAACGTATCTTTTCCGGTTATTTCATCTGTATATGAATTTTGGAGAAATGTTTTACCACCTGGATTTAAAAAATTAATTTTAGCAACTGAAACAGTTCTAATTGAATCATTCAATGCTGTTCCCAAAGCTAATTTAGTTCTTGGTAATACATTACATTCTAAGTTGGCATAATATACCAAGTTTTCTTGTTTTACAAATCTTTCTTGTGGCTTACCCTCACTATCAATTACTTTATTTGGGTCAATAATAGAAATATTATCATAATCAAGTTCTACTAAAATATTTTCACCATTATCTACCATAATAAAAGAAGTGATTGTCTAATTCGTTTTTATAATCTTGTAAAGATGCTATTAATGGGAATGGAACTGTTAAGATAGATCCATCTGGTATGTTTGTCTCAAGACCAGAGAACCTTGGGTTTGCTTGTAAAATTAACCAACCAAATAATGGTGAACCATAATATTGTTGTGAAATTTTATCAAGTCTTGATTGACCTACTTTATAGATATAATTCTTATCACTACCTTTATTTGGTAATGTAACATATGGAACAACTGTTTGTTGTCCATTTATTAAAAACTCATTATATCTATTATAATATTGTAAACCTGACATAATTAATTAAATTTAACTTTTTTATTAAATTTATCATCAAAATTTTCATTTCCAGTCCTATACACACTTTTCATAATACTTCTTTTTTCCATTTTATCAACAGTTACATCTGTTGTGTAACTCATTTTTGTATCAATAGCATCAAGTTCAAATTTGTCATAAATTTGATATTCTGGACTTTTTTCATAGTCGTCAAAATTTTTAATTTCAGCGTCAAACTCTTCTTTAAATAAAACTTTTAAATCACCTAATACTTTTTTAAGTTCATTTTCTAAAATTGTATTTTTCTTAACTAAATCCAAATTAATTAATTCATTAAAAAATGTTTGATATTTTTCGTCATTAACAAATGTATCAGCATAAACCATATAGAATCTACAATTTTCATCAATAATTAATTTATTTGTAATTGGTACAAATGATGTTTCTTCTTCAAGATAATTTTCTTTATTTGATATGTTTTTAGAAATTAGAAGTTCGTCAAATTTAATAAGTGAATTACCAACTTTATTTTGATATTGGTCAAACATCCCGTTGAAAACGCTGGTTCCGGTTATTTCTGTTAAATCAAAAACTTTTACATCACCGGTCTCTAATTTTTTACCGTCAACACCACTTTTTGTTGTTCCACTAGTACTATATAAAACAGCATCAACTTTTTTAAAAGTTTGTATATAGTTTTCTTGTGATTTTGTTATTTCATTAATTGGTTCAACAACAATTTGATTTAATGTATTTATTTTAGATTGTGTTAATGATTTTAACTTATCTCTAACTTGTCTAAATGCTGATTTTGGGATATTAGGTACTTTTATTAATTTTGACATTATTGGGTCCATATCATCTTTTATATCTCCAACAACATTATTAACTAATGACTCAACTCTATTTTCAACATCTTCGGGTTTTCCATAAATTTTAACTGGAAATTTATTTGTACTATAAAACAATAAATCACCTTCAGAGTATTTTCGTTTAAAACCAACTAATTGTAACATTCCATAATTTGAAGTGTTCTGAATTGTTCTTAATTGATTATTAATAGTTTTGAAATGTTTATTTGTATTATCTGAAAGTTCTTTAAATAAAGAAGTGTATTCAATTTCACCACTCTGTATATTACCATTGTCTGCTAAATTTGTTGTCAACACACTACCAATAGTATCACCACCTTTTACCGGTATTTGATTGTCAATAGTATTACTTTTTACTGGTTGTTGAGCATTTAATATTTTTTCTACAACATACTTATCTCTAGCTGATGTGTCTTCAGTTGCTGTTGCTCTTTCATCATATATTTCTGTGTTTGCGTAATAATTAAACGAAAGTGCGTTTTGAAGTTGGTCAATTGGTTCTTTAAGTCCCATACCACCAATAATGTTAAATGCCATTGTAATATTTGCAATCATTGGTTGTATACCAATTCCTTCTGGGTTTAAATCATATAATAATGGTTCATATGAAATATCTAAACTTGTTGGTACAATTTTACTATGATAAAAATCCCCAACTCTTAAAACTAAAATAGGTGGTGCACCAAAAGAAGTGTTCAAAGCATCATTGTATTTTGGTCTACCATCTGGTCCAATAACTGGTATTGTTTGTCCTGGTCTTGTACATTGATTAAGAAATGTTAATCTTGAGTTAAGACCTTCCGGTGTCATTGAGTGGAATGCCGGACTAAAATATTTAATTTTTTCTTTAAGAGAATCGTAAATCATAGGATTAGTTTCTTTTATTACTTGAAAATAATCACATTCAGAAAAAAGTTGTCTTAATACTTTTTTTGATATACCATCTTTAATTTTTTGTTGTACATCAACTTGTGGAATTGGTTTTGAGGGTACCGGTTCAACAGTTTGTTGTACTGTTGGTGGTAATGGTTCTTTAATCTCTTGTTCTCCTGGTGGTGTTGGTGGTGTTGGTGGGAAATCAGCTTTGATTGTTTTTAAAATAACCCTTCTGCATGCCATAGCAGGAAGCGAATTAATTTTTGAGTTTTCTGTTTCAGTATTAGTACTAGCATCTAATGGTATGATATTACAATTTATTTCATCAAATGTTGTTTCACTTTTTGGTATTATTACTTTTTCACCAAGTGGGATTTCTTTAAATGTAATTTTAGATGGTATTTTAGATTTGTAAGTTGTACCATCAGAAAATGTTTGTTTCTCAATCCATTTTTTTACAGAATCAATTCTTCTTTCAGATAATCCAAAATTAGATGATTCCGAACCTGCGGCTGATGATGTACCTTCTAATGTTATATTTACAACACCATTTCTTTTTATTATAACATCTTCCATCGCATCTAAAAACTCTTTTTTTAATTTGTCATAATTTCCACTTATAACTTGATTCCAAAAAGTTGGTATTGTGTCTTTTAAAAATGGTTTATCACCAACAAGAACTTTTTGTGGTGCATTTGTTAATGTTTGATTATAATTCACATTTTGATAATCAGTAAAATACGTGTCAAAATCTTGTGGTGCGGTTGTTGATCCAACAGGTCCTGGTACTTCATTTGGAAAATAAAAACCAAACCCTTCTAATTTTTTAAACGGATCCTCAAATGTATTTGTTGCTTCAGAATTATTATTACCACCTTGATTTGTTTCTTGAATTGGGCTTTCAGGTCCACCAATAGTTGTATTTTCAACAGGAACTTCTTTTAAAACTTCACTTAATTCCTCTTCTGTTAATCTTGGATTATTTAATATTTCCTGATAAACAAATAAATCTCTTGTTGGTATTTTATTAAATTTTATACCTAATTCGTAAATATCATATTTAACGCAACCAGCAAAAAAAGAATCCATAATTGAATCTAATCTTTCTTTTGGTGTGTTTACTAATTGTTTTTCAATTATTGTATTAAGTGATGCTGGACTATCAACAATTATTTTCCATTTTAAACTTCCACTTCTTGATGTATTTTTATAAGTGTATATTGGTTCTGGTCTACCAAGAAAACTTGTACCATTAAAATCCGGTTTAGAATTATCACTAAATGTTAAATCATAAGGTGGAAACCACATAATTCTTCCACCATTAGGTCCTTTCTCACAATCAGGTAATTCATCATAAGTATATCCAGGTCTATCAGATGTTCTCCAAGCTAAATTCTCAATTGAAAACATATATTTTTTAACCCTACTATTAATTATATTTGTTGAGTCAACACCTTTCATTGGTACGATATTTAAATTATATGTATTATCAAAAACTGAATATGAAAATTTTCTTCCAGCAGTTGTTATACCATCTGTTTTTTGTAAATCGGCATATGTAAAATATGGTGTATCTTTTTGGAAAATTCTACAATACTCAATACCAGCTTCAGTACCATCTGTTTGGTCTTTATATGATAATACTTGTGAACCTTTTGTTATTTCTTTATAACCATCATTAAAAACTTTTGAAACTTGGTTTATTGCATTTCCAACATGTTTTAATCTAGCTTCACCTTGTAAACTATCCGCAGAATTAATTAATCTTTGTGTGTCATCTAATATTGACCCAGGTTTAAAATCAATATTTGTTGATAAGTTTTTATTATAGTTTGCTTCAACAATATTAAATTCATTATCTAACGTTGTTGGTGCGCCACCAGGTGACACATAAAAACCAGCATTATCTTTATATTTTGGTGAAGTCCAAATAAATTCACCATCAATACTTCCACTATTTGTATATGATTTAGCTTTTAAACCAAAATTAATTTTTTCTTGATTTTTTTCATATTCTTTACCTAATACATCTGGACCAAAAACAATTGCTTGGGTGTCTCTACCAAAAACATCTGTTGGTACAGCGTCAATAGGTGATTCCAAATATGCTGGTTCTGATAAAGCGGAACCAACATAGTATGCACCTGGTAATT